CTTGTTCAATTTTTAATGAGGTCCCATCATGAGTATGAACATCAGCGACATCGTCGCGACCACTATTGAAAGCCGTAGTCGCAAGATTGCGGACAACGTCACAAAAAACAACGCCCTTCTCACCCGCCTAAACAATGCCGGCGGCATTCGTGAGATCACGGGTGGCAGCGTGATCTATGAAGAGATCAGCTACCAAGAGAATTCCAACTTTGGCTTTTATTCAGGCTTTGATTTGCTGCCCGTAGCTGCTCAGTCGGTTATTAGCGCAGCTGAGTTTCAGCTAAAGCAAGCGGCGGTGCCGGTCGTGGTGTCAGGCCTTGAGTATCTGCAAAACGCGGGTAAAGAGCGCATGATCGACTTGCTTGAAGCCCGTTTGAATGTGGCTGAGGCCACCATGGCCAACCAGCTGGCAAGCGCTATTTACGGCGACGGCACAAGCGATGGCGGCAAAAGCGTCACCGGCTTGAATGCTGCCGTGCCTACTGATCCCAGTTCCGGCACCTACGGCGGCATTGACCGCGCCACGTGGCAGTTCTGGCGTTCGCAAGCGTTTGATGCAAACGTCAACGGCGGTTCGACCACCGGAATCACATCTGCCAATGTCCAGACTTTCATGAACGCCCTATGGACCAAGCTGATTCGCGGCTCTGACCGTCCTGACCTTATTGTTTGCGACAACCAGTTTTGGACAGCCTTTATGGGTTCGCTTCAGCCCCAGCAGCGCTTCACTGACCCCCGTTCAGCCACTTTGGGCTTTGACTCGATCAAGTTCATGAGTGCTGACGTGGTGCTTGATGGCGGTATTGGCGGTGCATGTCCGGCCAACACGGCGTTTTTCCTGAACTCCAAATACCTGTTCTGGCGCCCTCACCGTGACCGCAACATGACCACGATTGGTCCAGAGCGCCGCTTCTCGATCAACCAGGATGCTGAAGTGCAGGTCATGGGCTGGGCAGGCAACATGACGTGCTCGGGCTCTCAATTCCAAGGACGGTTGTTTACGACTGACGCCTAGAACGGTTGTTCGCTGTGGTGGTGAGCAACTTTGGGGGTCTCGGGCATATGCCTGAGATTCCCTCTTTTTGGAGAGAATTATGCCGACCTTTGCAAGTTCTAAAGCACCTATTGCCTACTTGGACAACGCCAGTCAACCGCTGGGTGGATTGAATCAAGGTATGGGCTATCCGGCTGACATCGACCCATCAACCGTCACAAGCGGTTCGTTTATGGGTGGTGCATCAGCCACCATCAAGTACCACGCAGGTTCGTCTACACCGGCTGTAGAGCCAGTGCCAGAAAAGCCTGTCAAAGCCAAGAAGTAGTACCACGGGGGCGAAAGCCCCCATTTCCTATGGAGCATAAAAAATGAATGACACCACCACGATTCCGAGCGAAGGATTAACGCTAGACGAGTTGCAGCGCAATCCGTTTAACGTAGATGTCGCCAATCAATATGGCGATGCAGAAAAGGACAAGCATTTAATCGTCCGTTTTTATATGCATCCAGTTGAGCAGACAGCTGCCTCTATCAAAGCGGGTCGCAAGATTTTCAAAGACACCGAATACGTTGAGATTTTGGTGCCAGGCGACAAGTACAGCATCATCAAGCGTCAAGTGTTTGACATGGACCGACGCCGTTTTGCCGATACGTATGCACGTTTCAAATCGGGACAACAAGAAACGATCTCAGGCACTCCTTTATCTTCGTTGGTTTGGATGTCGGAGTCTCGCGTCAAGGAATACGAATTTTTTAACATCCTGACCGTTGAGCAGTTAGCTCAAGCCTCGGACGGTTCCCAAGTGGCTCAAGTCATGGGTTTTCAGGAAGACAAACAAAAAGCCCAAGGGTTTCTCTCTACGGCTGAAGGACAGGCGCCCGTGGCTGAGTTGCATGCCAAATTAGACGAAAGAGACGCTCAACTTAAAGCTTTGCAGGTACAGCTGGCTGAAATGAATGAACGCCTGGACAAACAACCCACGGCCCGAGCCGCCAAAGGATAAACCGTGAGCCAACCTGACACCACAACCACGTCCTTACCAGTCCTTTTTCCGGTCAATGAGAACATTCCCGAAACGGGATTTGGGCTTAATCAATATCAGACATTGTCTTCTATTGTGCGCGACGTGGCGGTTCAGGTTGGTATCCCCCGTCCTGAAGACCCAGCGGGTTCGGAAGACCCTGCTGTGCAGCAGATGGTGGCAGCGGTCAATATGGCCGCGCAAGACATGTTCAATTTGTACGATTGGCAGCAGTTAGTCAAGAAGTACGAAATTGAGATTGAAGCTGATGAACCCGGACAGCGCGAAAAGTCGTTTGATTTGCCTGCTGATTTCTGGGCTTTCATTGACCAGACCCAGTGGAACAAAGACACTCGCCTGCCTGCCATTGGCCCGATCAGCCCTCAAATGTGGATGCAGATTAACGTTCGCATGCCCATGGTAGTGCTGACATTCCTTTGGCAAATCCGTGATGACAAATTGTGGATTCAGTCACCGCCTGAAAAAGCGCAGACACTGACGTTTATGTACATCAGTCGTGGCTGGTGCAGGGACGCTGAAGACCCCGCCCAGTTTAAGCGGGTGGTAGACAAGAACTCCGATTTAATTTTGTTTGACCCTTACTTGATGACGCTTTTGACGCGAGTCAAGTGGCTTGACATGAAGGGCTTTGACTCAAGCAAAGCCATGCAGGATTTCCGCATGAACTACGAAATCCGTAAAGGCAAGCGCGAGGGTGCGCCTGTGTTAAGCACGACAACTGGCGGCGGTTTACCACTTCTTAACATGCTGACTAATGTGCCCGATACAGGGTATGGCAGCTTGGGGCAGAAGTGACCACGCCAGCAGAAATGGCCATGATTCAGCCGCCTGTGGGCGGTTTGAATTGGCGTAAGCCCCCCATTGAGTTAGACCCTCGGGAAGCGTTGCACTTAGAAAACATCCTGCCCCGTCCTGCATCAGGGGAGTTGCGCCACGGTTACAAGGCGTATGCCACGGGATTAGGAAATCCGGTTATGTCAATCATGTCGTACCGGGCAGCGGCGCACCCAGACGATAAGCTGTTTGCTGTAACTTCAGACGGAAACGTGTTTGACGTAACCGCTGGTGGTGACAGCTTCACAAAAATGGAGACCATCGGTTCTGACGGCATTCTTAGCTACGTCAATAGCACCACGGTAGATAAAAGCTACCTGTGTGTTGTTTCCCCCGGCGGTGGCTACTGGACGTATGAACCAACCGGGGGGTGGACCAAGCAAGAATTGACAGGCGATGGCGCAGGCAAGTCTTTTTCAGCCATTTTCAAGTGGAAAGACCGCCTTTGGTTGATTGAAAATGGCTCGACCAAGGCGTATTACCTTGGCATAGGAGCAATCTCGGGCGATGCCACGGTGTTTGATTTCTCACCTATCTTGCGTCGCGGCGGTCACTTGGTGTACGGCGCAAATTGGACGTTTGATGCGGGCTACGACCTAAGCGACTATTTTGTGCTTGTGACCACGCAAGGCGAAGTGATCGTTTACGAAGGCACAAACCCGTCTGAGGCTACTACGTTTCAGCTTAAAGGCGTTTGGAACGTGGGCGCAGTGCCAGAGGGGAGCCGAAGCCACACGCATTTCGGTGGCGAATTGATGATTATGTCAAGCCTTGGCGTTGTGCCAATGTCACGCCTTGTGAACGGCAAAGTAGCCAACGAGTATGACGTAGCCAGTAGCAAGATTCAGCCCGTTTTAGAGGGCATATTTAGCCAGTACAAGCGCCAGTTTGGTTGGGAGATGACCACCATCTATGACCAAGCGTTTTTGCTTCTTAAAACCCCTCAAACCAACACGGGTGCTTACGTTTACTACGTCATGTCTACGCAAACAGGCGCGTGGGCAACGATCACTAACATGCCAATGTCCTGCACGGCTGTAGTGGACGAAAAACTGTTTTTTGGCGACCCAGATGGAAATGTTTATCAGGGGTTTGTTGAGGACACCGATGGGGTTGACTTAGACGGGTCTGAAGGTAAAGCAATTGTTGGTCGCTACTTATGCGGTTTTCAGGATTTTGAAAAACCCGGCATGAACAAGAAATTTACGTTGTGTCGCCCATTTTTTGTGTCAGAGGGCAGACCGTCTGTTTCTTTAAAAATTGCTACGCAATACTCTGCCACGTTTCCGGCGGTGCAAGCTAAGAAAGAGCCTTAC